ATCAAAACCGAGCATATCTCTCAAGAAATAATCTTCCTTGAGAGATTCAAGAATCGGAGCAAGAAGAGCCTGCTGCGTATATTGCATACACGTAGGCTCAATTGCGATGATTCGAGGTGTTTTGAGCGTTTTAGGAACAGGAGTAACCCTTACAGGTTCCTCCGATCCGGGCTCACGGATATCCACCTCTTCCAAACTGTCGTAAAATGACCAGTTTGGAAGGAGAAACTCACCCGCAGGGAGAATCTTTTCCAAGCGGGTGGTCCAGGTGCGTTGCTCAAATTTTCCGTTTCCACGGAGAAAGTCAGCAGTCGCTCCTGGGCCATGCTTTGGGAGGATCTCACAATGGTAGACTTGAAAGTCAACCTTAGTGAGGGGCCTCGCAAAGAGAGCTTGCGAAGTAGTAGAAAAATCCCTCTCCAAAGAGAGAGACCTGCTACTATCGCAGCGGTGGATATCCAACTCACACTGAATGTAGCCATCATAGGCTGCCCTTTCCCTTGCATCGCTGCAAGGAAGGGCTATCTTCGCAAACATCAACGAGAGTTGACGTATAGCTAGGATAGCGTCTATAGATGGATCATCCAGTAACTTACCTGATTCAGGGTTGAACACCTGAGCGAGGAACCCTCCTAGAAACAGGGGGAGCCCTCCTTTGGACTTCTTCCACGATGTGGAGGATGACCAAAGATGCTGCTCGACTGCACCGAGTTCAAGGCTTCTTTCGAAGTCTTTACCGAATGCAGGAAGGGTAATCGTCAAAAACGAAATACCCTCATGTTCAACCCGCCTCGTGACCGTACTAAAGTCACGAGAGGCGCTAGTGCAACATCGAGTCGCATAATCAACTGCGACTCTATGCCAGAGCAACATTAGGCTTTTCATGGCACCTCCTTAATCAGGGGGAAATCCATCCTTAGCCTATGTATCAATCTCTCTTATCGATCCAGATTATGGTCGATCTACGAAGAGAGAAAGGTCCCAACAGTGCGAAAGACAGCTGAAGAGCTGTCACTAGCCATTGGCTAGGCACTGTAGGCTCACGCTCGATGATCATGCTCTAAATTCTCTGTAAGAGAGAATTTAGAACCAATGACCTAACTCTTCCAATTCAATGGAGTGTTAGGTCAGCTCTCACCTCCCAGAAGCTTGGTGATGAGAGAGTCGGACGAGGCGGCGAACATGGCCTTGAAGCCATCGTACACCGCCTTGGCCTCCGCGTTCGAATACCCGGCAGGCGGAATGTCGAAGACCATGTAGTTTGACATGGAAACCTTCGAGTTCTGCGCCGGGACAAACGGATCCGCGGTGATCTTCGAGTGGTCAACCCTGAGGACGCGACGTGTCCGACGCGAATACGCGTTGGACGCCGTCACGACCACCAGTCCGTCGGCCGACGAGTACGTACCGTTTCCGTTCCCCGAGGAAACCCGGGGAAGGGAGTAGGTCGTACCCGAAATGGTGATGGACTGTGGGTCAGTGAATGCCATAGGCGTTGCTCCTATCTGGTGGTGTTTTCGGCAGTGACCTACCTAGTCGTCCTGGTAATTCCAAGGGCGGCCAGTATGGCCTGCTGGAACGGAGACAAACCGTTCCATTGAAGACCAAAACCAAAGGGGTTAGCTGACAGTCGTCGCTTCGTCTCAGTGACGAAAGTGAGTTCTGTCACATGAGCTGCAAACCGCGTAGGCGGATTGATCAGCTTATGGGTATAGGTATCGGAAACCTTTACGGTTTCCATGATATATCCGTACCGCATGACCAGCTCTCCGGTAAGAAAATCCTGAAGATTCGAAATGACATCTCCAGTATTTGCGAACCAGTCTGTGAGCCAGGACCAAGGGCCAATGTTCCAGAGAAGTTCTGGAGTAAGATCGGTACTCAGCAGAAGATCTGCCTTGGTGCGCAATTCCTTTATCTTATTCCGACTGTCATAATCGGAAGGTAGATAATAGGTAAACGCACCTGAGAACCAGGTCTTACGTTCGACGGTTCTACGTCGAATCACATCGCCCTCGAGACCCATCCTGATATTCTGCAAAATCCCGAATCCCGTAGGATAGGTATTCGAGAGAATCACAGTATCTTCATGGGTCTTCTCCAATGGGAAGTAGTACTTTCGGCGAACAACGTTCCCGGCATCTCGCTCGTACTGAGCAAGAATGTCGTCAGAACGCCGGATTGCCTTGGCTGCCTTTTTGACATCCGAGACAAGCGGCATCCATCCAAAAGAAATGTTCAGGAATTCTCCTGCACCTTTCCCTAGGAGGGATTTTGTTTTCTTCTCAAGCAGAGTTTTACCAACAAGAGCGGGAATTCCCTCTCTCATGGTTTCTGCTAGAGTAGTGCCGAGGTTAGCTACTGAGTTTGTCGGCTTACACCGGCTGATCGCAGTTGTCCCCTTCTCCAAGAGATCGTCATCAGACGAAATCATGGAGGGAGGATAAAAAGCGTCCCAGTTCGGTGCTGATAGCCCGGGTATGTTGGGCAAAATAACCCCTTCGAAAGTCTCGAATTGGTTATACTCATTCGGATACGAACGAAGTTTCGTAAAAGGCATCACACGTGGTGATGCAAGATACGATTTCGTCGTATAGAATGGTCCACCCCGATCAATTAGCTTCCCCTCTAAAGGGGGAGGCCATTGATGACCTTCCGAGACAGTGATCTGTCTCCCCCTCGCGTTGAAGGAATATTCCTGCTCTTGAAGCATGTAGCCATAGGCAGACTGCCATGTGGCATGATACTTGAAGAGAGGACCCGAGAGCTGACGCTCTCGAGTCCTCAACGGTTGGGGCATTGGACCTCCTCTGGTATGCATCCCGTAGGATGCTTGGTGCACTGCGTCCTGC